TCAGGTCTCCCATCTGTAGAGGAGCGTAGGCGCACACGAGAGGCTAGAACGGCACAGTATACCCGTGCGGACAACGCTAGGCCGGACCCGTTTGAGGGTATGACCAACGAGGAAGTGAAAGCTCAGTGGGTTGCCGGTGGTAGGCAGAAGTTCACTTACAGTTCTGATGGCAAAAAAAGATTCTGGACACCCATGTATAGGTACATGCATAACTGGACTTATGCTGTTAACGATGCCGTATCAAATCTATTCGGAGGAGGTCAGGCCTACCGTGATGCTGGCTCACCTCCCATTGATCTTCGTCCATATGGCATTACCATGTCAGAGGATAAGATAGCTGCAGTTGATGACTGGTACAGCAATAATCCTTTGCCAGAGAGCAGTGGCAGGGATACGGGGGACGGTAGACACGATCCAAACTCACCCTCCCTAGCTCACTACAACAGACAGTACGGTGCCGGTGGCAACAGGCCGACACAACGCGCAGACCCTAAAGGATTCTCTACAGTCCAACAGGGCGGCAACATCACAGGCCCAGATGGTACTGTGTACAATATGCTAGAGGATGCTGGTCGAACTGCTTATAATGCCGCCTACACGGCAGCTCCTGTCTATGATCCGAATGCACCTCCACCTGCACCTGCAGAACCAATGGGTTCTTTGCGTGATTTTATGGGTTCTATGAATCCACAGCAACAGCAGTATGTTACCAATCAGGCACAAAACTACTTTGGTGGTAACAACGGTGACATGATGAAGTCGTTCAATAACTTTAGTACCAACAACCCTGACATGATGAATTCGTTCAGTAATATGGGCGGTAAAGGTGGTGGTGCGATGGACCAAAAAGCCTCATTTCAGACTAATTCACCCACGCCCCCAGCGACAGGTCCAGCCAACCGTTGGGACTGGGGTGGCTCTATAGCCCCTGAACCAGCAGCTCAAACCACCGCTGGAGCTGGCAAGGGAGGCACACCCCAGCCCACCAATTTCACCGGTAGTCTGGGCACTACTCAACCCACCGCTGGAGCTGGCAAGGGAGGCACACCACCACCCACCACCGGAGCTGGAAAGGGAGGCACAACCCAACCCACTCAGCCTATGTACTCTGGTGGGCTAACCCGTACAAGGCGGTATAGCTAATGACCACCAGTGGCACCTTTGCATTCAACCTCGATCTGGGTGAGGTGTTAGAGGAGGCCTTTGAAAGAGCCGGTGGTGAATTGCGCTCTGGTTATGATTACAGGACTGCCAGAAGAAGCCTTAATCTGTTGATGCTTGAGTGGCAGAATCGTGGCTTGAATTTATGGACAGTTAAGAGCGCCTCTCAGACCTTGACTTCGGGTGTTGCGACATACGCCCTTAGCGCTGAAAAGCTGGATGTTGTTGAGGGGATGATCAGGACAGATGCGGGTAGCGCAAGCAGTCAAGCAGATATTTCTATGCGCAGGGTATCGGTTACCAATTATGCCAGACAGACCAACAAACTAACACAGGGCCGACCGATCCAGTATTACGTGGAAAGGACTGACACGGGTATCACTCTGAACCTGTGGCCGGTACCGGATGGTGCTACCACCTACACATTCCACTACTACTACATGGAACAGATTGAAGATGCTGGAGTGAATGCGTCAATCACTCAGGATATCCCTGTGCGTTTCTTACCGTGTTTGACAGCTGGTCTGGCTTATTACCTCGCAATGAAAATACCAGAAGCGTTCGTTAAGTTACCTTCGCTTAAACTGATCTATGAAGATCAATGGGACTTGGCGGCAAACACCCACCGAGAAAAGGCTGGGTTCTTCCTTAAACCGAGTATACCAAAATGAGTGATTTTGCAAAAGGCAGCAAGGCGTTTGGGTTTTGTGATCGTACCGGTTTCAGATACCCCCTGAAAGACCTTGTTGAACAATATGAAAACGGACAGCCCAATGGGTTGTTGGTTGGTCGTGACATGGTGGATATAGACCAAGAGCAGTTACGACTTGGTGATGTTGATGCCAGTGATCCGCAGTCGCTGAAAAACCCACGACCAGACCAGAACCTTGCAGAGCAACGTGGACTGTTTGCGTGGAACCCCGTAGGGGGTGGTGTGACGGCGTATGGAAGCTCTACTGTTGGTCTTGACATGTCAGCACCAGCTGGCAGGGTGACCGTAAGCTGATGGCTGCATTCACATTCACCACACTGAAGCAGACCATTCAGGATTATCTGGAGTCAGACGAAACCACGTTGGTTGCTGATCTACCTATCATGATCCGGCAGGCAGAAGATCGTATTCTGACCAATGCTCAGATGCCAAACTTCCGCAAGAACTCTGCTTTGGCGATGACATCTTCCAGTGAATATCTGACAATCCCATCAGACTTTCTCACCTCTTATTCTTTATCCATAGATAACACCGGCTATGAGTTTCTGCTGTTTAAAGAGGTGAACTTTATACGTGAAGCTTATCCACTTTCTACGGTGGAAGCGGCACCAAGGTATTACGCCATATACGATGACACACAGTTTATTGTGGCACCTACACCAGATGCCAATTATGCTGTTGAACTGCACTACTTCTACCGTCCTGAATCCATTACCGAAGCTGCCAGTGGAACATCTTGGCTTGGCACCAATGCAGAAGCCACTTTGCTTTATGCCTGCCTGTTGGAGGTCTACATCTTCCAGAAGGGTGATGGTGACATGATGGCCAAGTATGAAGAGCGTTATGAATCAGCCTTAGCCAAGCTGAAGTTGCTGGGTGAGGGTTTTAACAAGACTGACGCATATCGGAGTGGATGATGTCATTTTCTGGTAACGCGACATGTACATCTTTCAAGGCTGATCTGCTTGCGAGGTTTGCCACGGACACCTTCAAGATTGCGCTATACACCAGTGCAGCGTCATTGGACGCAAACACTACGGTGTATTCTGCTACCAATGAGGTAAGTGGTGCCGGTTATACCGCAGGTGGTGGTACGTTGGTTGCCGTTGCTGCTGTCACGTCAGGAACAACGGCGCTGTGTGATTTCGATGATTACACTTTTTCTGGTTTAACCGCAACCTCACGTGGTGCGCTGATATACAACACATCTGACAGTAACAAAGCGGTTTGTGTGCTTGATTTTGGCAGAGATATCGTCAGGGTTGCACAAGACCTTGTTATCACCTTCCCAACACCAGATGCGCTTAACGCAATCATAAAGATCAGATAGAGGAAATATAATGCCCAGTTCATATACAGCAGGCTTAGGACTTGAAAAGATTGCCACGGGTGAACAAACCAATACGTGGGGTACATCAGAACGTGCCAGTCTGGATCAGATTGAGCAGGCTATAAATGGTTATGCTGCGGTGGCTATTGCTGCTGCTGGGTCTACTGGATCACCAAACGAGATTGCCATCAGCGACCCCACATCATCCGCAACCAGAAGGGCTGCTGAGGATGGAAGGAATGCGCTGATTGAGTTGACCGGCACACCGGGTGCTACAACCTATGTACGCTTTACCGAAGACACCTACCCCAGATTGGTGTTTATCCAGAACAGTCTGGATGCTGCGGTTGAGCTTTTCCAAGGAACCTACAACGCAAGCCGGTTTGCTGCACTGCCCGTGGGTGACATTGGGTTGTTTTATTTTGATGGTGGTGGCACCTCTGCAGCCACTGTTACACGGGTTGAACTCTCAGCGGGTCAGCTCAGCTCAATCACATTAATCAACACCGGCACCCTTAACTGGAGGAATGCCGCTGATAACAACACCATTACCCAGACGGTTGATGCCAGTGATGACTGGTCAATCACCTTTGCTGGCACCACAGCCCTGAGGCACGACAGTTCTGTACCTGAGTGGTTGATGGAGACTCCTCTGAAGATCAAGGAGGTGGCTGCAGCGGGTGCTGATACCGCAACGTATGGTCAGCTTTGGGTCAAGGACACTACCCCCAATGAGATATGGTTCACCGATGATGCGGGTACGGATTTTAATATAACGCTTGGAGGAACGGGTCTTCAGGATGTGGTTGATGATCTCACTCCAACACTAGGTGGTCCGTTGGCTGGTGCTGGGTTGGATATCACAGGTATTGGTGTTTTAACCCTTACCGAGCAGGCTGCTGCTGAGGCTGATGTTGCTGGACAGGGCCAGATTTGGGTTAAAAATACCACACCCAATGAGTTGTGGTTCACTGATGATGCGGGTAATGACGCTCAGGTTAACACTGCTACAGGTGTTATTTTGGCAGACGGAACGGTCCCGTTAACAGCAACATGGGATGTTGGAGCGCAAAACATAACAGGCATTTCAGAACTAACTGCAGCATCAATATTTGGTGACGATGACGCTGGGTTTTTTGAAATATACAGCGACACTTCGGCTGGAGTCGCTTTTAATATGTATGGAGGTAACCACGCAACCTTAGCGGGTGATCTGAATATTTTGAGTCTATCAAGCAGTAAGTTGTACTTTGATAGCTCTGCGGCAACGTGGGACTTTAAGACAAACCAGCTACTTATGGACAGTACTCTGTCCATAAAAGAACGAGCTGCGTCACTGGCTGACGTTGCGGAATATGGTCAGCTTTGGGTTAAAAATACCACACCCAATGAACTCTGGTTTACCGATGACGCTGGAACCGATATTCAGGTGGGTACTGCCGTGGGTGGTGCGTTCATGGCAGATGGAGATACACAGATCACACCCACCACCGCGATTACGTTAGATGCGGCGAGTGGAGCAGAAATAGGTCTTGACTTGTCAACAGTAATAAACCAGTCAGGCACCGCTGGTTACGATATTGATTACGCTGATGCCACCCACACCGCAACCGGCTCAGGCAATAAATACCTGTTACGCAGGGCGGTGGGTGGTTCTGACGTTTTCAGTGTTAATAGCGCGGGTTTGGTGGATATTGTTAACGTGTTAATGGCAGGTGGCATCATAGGTCCAGCGACCGGTCAAGGATCAACCTATTTGTGTGCTGGCAGCACGTTATCTCTGGGAGCAAAGATTCAGTGTTACGGTGAATCACACCCCTCTCGCGCCAACGACATTTACCTGACTGAAAACACCAACTCTCAACTTTTCTACAAGAACGCTGATGCCACTTGGAGTTTTGTAAATAACCAAGTGATCATGAACAGCACCCTGTCAATGGGCGAGAGAGCGGCGTCACTGGCTGACGTTGCTGGACAGGGCCAGTTCTGGGTCAAGACCGCAACACCTAATGAACCGTGGTTCACTGATGATGCGGGTAATGACTACAACCTGTTAAAGCCCACAGAGGCGCTCATGTACGCCATTGGTGATGAAGATACCGCAATCACCACAACAGGCACAAAACTTACAGTAAGAATGCCCTATGCCTTCACTGTGACAGATGTTCGGGCATCATTAACAACCACCAGTTCAAGCGGCATTCCTACCTTCGACATCAATGAGGGTGGAACCACCATTCTGAGTACCAAGCTGACCGTTGATGCGGGTGAAAAGACCAGCACTACCGCAGCAGTTCCGGCAGTAGTTTCAGATGCGGCTTTGGCTGATGATGCCGAGATCACCTTTGATGTAGATGTCACTGGCACCGATGCAACCGGGGCCAAGATAACCCTTATTGGCTACAGGACATAAGCATGGGGGTTTTGGTTAATCCTTTCTGGGCTAGTGCTGCGCCTTTCGTTCCTACGGACATTGCAAACTGTATATTATGGCTGGATGCGTCTAACAGGGGCGTTACGACTAACACATGGGATGATCTGTCAGGTACGGGGAATCATTTCACCTCATCCAGTGCTGCAAAATTTCCCACGTTTTCCGGCGGGGCTGCAACATTCGATGGAACGGATGATGAGGTAGGAGGACCGGTAGGCATGATCTCCAGTGCTGCCGGGGAAATATTCCTGCGTATGAAACGATATGCCGATAATGGTGACACCGGGAACAATACCGGATGGATGGCATGGGGTACGGATTCCAATCAGGACCATTTCACCTACGGCAGCACCATATACACCCATTTTGGGAGTACAGCTAGAAAGACGGTTGGCAATCCTTCATGGGACACCAGCACGTTTTCCACAATCAATATCTGGTCAGCGGCATCTGACTGGGCATTCAACAGAAACGGCACACTGGAGTATTCCACAGCGTCCAATACTGTTAGCTGGCTTTTATCACCAAGCACGTTCCATATTGGCTGGTCGTTTTCTACTTACTATTTTCAGGGTGACATAAAATCTGTAGTTTTGTTCAACAGAAAACTGAGCGCATCTGAACGAACTGATATGGAAACATACATGTCGACAATATGACGTACCGATATTCGTAATCTACAGGAGAACAATATGTCACTTGGTTTAGTTAACATTCTGGTTGGACCTATCGCGGCTACAGGACATAAGCATGGGCGTTTTGGTTAATCCTTTCTGGGCGAGCGGATATTCAGGGACTCTTCTGGACGGCGTTCTTGCATGGTACGAAAACTGGAGTGGTACGGGGGATTGGATTGATCTGGTTAATAGTTTTGATCTTGCAGATGCTGCTACTCCCGGCAGTACAACAGGAAAGGTAAGTACTACATGCCCTGATCTGGATGCAGCAACCTTTGAGAGATTCAGTATTTCTAACACAGGATTCACTGATACAATACCTTTATCTGTAGCTGTCTGGGTAAAAAATGATAATGCATCCCCCAGCGGTAACTATATTTTGGCCGCTTCTGACCCTACTGGAGCATATGACATTATTGCCCACGTAGGTAACATACAATTCCGACCACACGCCGGTGACGTTTTCACACGAGCAGTGACACAAACCAACTGGAATCATGTGGTGTGTAGGGCTAATTCTACAGATGCAAGTATAGTTGTTAATGATGGTACCCCCCATGCAGGCTCCACCTCTACATCAGCACCTCCATCTGCCGACACTTGTCGCGTGGGTTGGGGGGCATTTGGTAATTACTATGATGGTGCCATGGATCAGCTAATTCTATGGAATAGAGTAATAACTGATGCTGAGGTCACCGAGTTATACAATAGTGGTGCTGGTTTCCCTTATCCGGGGCCATAACTGACATGAAATTAACAAAAATCACATTCCAGCCCGGTATTCACCGAGAGGGAACTCAGCACACCACTGGCCCAAGTTATTATGACTGTGACAAGGTGCGGTTCAGGGATAGTTTTCCTGAGCAGATCGGTGGCTGGGAGAAATACACCACCACCGTTTTATTCCCAGTTGATGCGGTGGATGTTGGTGGTTTAAACCCTGAAAACGATGGTGAGGTTACCGAGTCTTTCAGGGGTGTGTGTCGATCAATCCATGACTGGGGCACAGCAACCGGTAACAAATGGACAGGGCTTGGCACCAATCTGAAGTTCTATGTTGAAAACGGAAACTATGTAACTGACATAACACCCATCAGACTAACTACAGGGGCTAGTACTGTTACCTTTGCTGCTACCAATGGCTCCTCCGATCTTACGGTAACTGAAGTAGATCATTTGGCCGTTGCTGGGGATTATGTGAAGTTTGCAGATGCTATTTCTCTTGGTGGTCTGATAACACCTGATGTGCTTAACCATTAATATGTGATCGA